TTCCGGGCCTCTAGGGTTCAGCGATGAATCCTTCTAACCAACTCATACTTGTAGCTTAGGAGAAGTGCTCTATGCATGATCGTGTCAGATTTCGCGACTTAACGCAGCCTTTCAACCAGAAGCTTGGCCAGTATTACTCGGTCAATCGACGGAATGGGTGGAGGGCGGCAACTTCGGTTGCTACCGCTTTACTCTGCCCTGGCTACGTTGAGAAGTGTTACGATACTGTACGGCCGGGCCCACCTTTCGAAGGTGGTGGCCCACTTTTCTTAGTCCGTACGAATCGTCCTGACGCGGTCGTCTGTGCGGAAGGCACCGTCACTGCTTACACGACTACGGGCGTTCCTGCGGGTTATCCCTACAGGAACGACACCAAAGACTTGTGGCAGCGTACGTATGTTGGCAAGTTCCGGCATTTGAATTTGCCGTCGTTGGCCTCGATCTGGACGCCTGCGGGCCCTCTAGATTACGGTTCTACGATTAACCGCAACGACCTCTCCACCCTCGGTGCTCGTGCCTGGGCACGTCTCAGGCCGAAGGTTGAAGTGGCGGGTCTTGGGCAAGCAATTGCCGAGGCTCGTGACGTTCCTCAGATGCTGAAAACTACTTCCAAGGGCTTTCACGATATTTGGAAAGGTCTTGGAGGCAGCAAATCACCTATCGAGTCGTGGTCCCATCACATGCGGACCATGGACCCGAAGGTTCTGAAGGATATTCAGATGCACCCTAAAAAGGCTGCGGATCACTTCATCAATCACCAGTTCGGCTGGCTTCCGTTTACGAAGGATGTCAGTGACATGTATAACTTGATCACTGACTACACATCTTACCTCGACCGCGCTGAGCGGTTCAATGGTAAGTGGCGTACACGGAGATTTGCCGAGGAAGAACTCAGGACTGAAGTTGAAGTTTTCCGCTCTGACAAGCTTTCTAATCAGAGCGGTTTTCAAGCTTACCTTGATCCAGTTGGGATCACTGGCTGTAAACGCGTCCAACTTACCGTAACACGGGAAACCGTGCAAAAAATCTGGTATGAAGGATCGTTTAAAACCTACAGTCCTGAGTTTGATCGAAGTCTCAAGATGGAAGAACACTTGAGAGCAGGGCGACAGTTCTTGTCGCTAGCAGGGGCCAACATAAATCCCTCTTTGATCTACAAAGCTACACCGTGGACCTGGTGCGTCGATTGGTTCGTAAACGTCGGTGACAACATACAGATGTTGCAAGACGCTGCGACCGATGCTGTCGTCGCCAGGTACATGTATCTGATGCGGGAGGAATACGACCGCTACAGATTTGACTCGGTTCACACCTATGCCAACGAGACAATTGTCGGAAGGTCCTATCAAGGACCAACCGTTAAGCGTCGCGTGCCGGGTGCGTATGAGTTTGGTTTTACCATGCCTCCCAGCGGTTTGTCTGGGATGCAATATGCAATCCTTGCAGCACTCGGTATAAGCCGATTGTAGATGCAAGGAGTCGAGCTCTGTCGTAGCACCCCTGGCTCCTTTGGAAAAGAGCTGGGTGGCAGGGTATTTTCCAACAATCGCTCTCCCGACCTGCTAGGTCGGGTCCGATTTAATTGGAGGTCAACCACAAATGCTAACCGATCCTCAATCACTAACCATTACAGGTACCGCTTACTCACTTCCCCGAGTGACAACCGGTGCGTCTTCGGCACAGTACCAGAACTCTGACGAGTCGGTACAGTTGTTGATCTCGCATCAGTCCACGAAGGACCGAGTTCGATCTATGGCTCGGGTGAATAAGCGCAAGATCGTGACGAATCCGCTGGATAGTACCAGCGATTACGACACGCTCGGAGTCTACATAGTCATCGATCGTCCCAATTACGGGTTTTCGATGACCGAAGTAGAAGACCTGGTCGCCGCCTTTAAAACGTGGCTGACGACGACATCTGGTGGTATGACGGATAAACTTTACGGCAAAGAGTCGTGATCCTCGTGTGAGGATGCAACTCGCGCTTTCGAGCGCTTGTTTGCGAGTTCCGTCCCATCCTCGTGTCTTGTAGTGGATTGAGGGCCTGCAAAGGTTCATGGTTAGCGTGCGTGGCTTGATGGCGACCCCCGGTAGGAGGCACCATGAAAAGCAACGTAAGTGACCTAGAGCTCGCGCAGGCCGTCTATCTAGACGCCTGTGCGAAGTGTTCTGCGCTGAACTCTGATTTACGTGATCTCCAAACCATGAGATCACGGGTCAAGAGGGAGGGTATTTCGTTTCTTACGATTACCCTACCCGCGTTTTGTAAAGACTTTGAAAGAAGTCTGGACGCGGGGTTCATAGACCCAGCATACTTCCAAGGCTTTCGGAAGTACGGAGCAATCCCTGCTTTCTTGCAAGGTATGCTCGGTCTACTCTTTGACCGTGAGACAGGAAGATTTCATGAAGAAGTTCCCCTCGAAGCTGCTGTCATCGTTGACAGCATTCGTCAGGTCTGCCTTCTCCACAAGAAGGTTCAACTTAGTTGCACTCCCGAAAGAGAAGCAGCCGCAGTTGAAAACTTTGTCACGATTGAGCAGTCAAACAACGCTTTCCAGCTCCCGCAGGAGCAAGCAGAGAAATTTGCTGCTGTTGCGGATGTGCTTTGGTCTAACTTGCTGGGCGATATACGCCTTGATGAGTTGGTCCCTAGGCACGGTCCCGGAGCTACCGCCGAGCGTATTTCTGGTAACCAGAAATATTCTTGGTCCAAGTGGTACGAACGTTTGGAGCCTTTCTTTCCTTATTGGGGCACTGGCGTCAGCGTCAGTGCCTACGGTGAGGAAGATGCTCCATTGGTTACGTTCGTACCAGAACAAGATGAAGACCCGGTAAGGGTCACGCTTGTTCCGAAAACGTTGAAGACTCCCCGCGTCATCGCGATTGAGCCTGTTTGTATGCAGTACGTGCAGCAGGCGATTCAGTCAACTCTAGTCGAGAAGATTGAGTCCTACTGGTTGACCTCTGGACACGTGAATTTTACGGACCAGAGTATTAATCAGAAGCTCGCTTTGACGTCTTCGAGCACAGGTCAAATGGCGACCATTGACCTTTCTGATGCGTCTGACCGTGTCCTACACGGTCTTGCGCTAAGTATGTTTAACGGCAATGCGGACCTCCGTGATGCCGTTGATGCATGTCGCTCGAGAACGGCGCTCTTGCCAGATGGCCGAGTCATCGGTCCGCTGTCTAAGTTTGCGTCGATGGGTTCCGCTCTCTGCTTCCCAGTTGAGTCGATGTACTTCTACACGATCTGTGTAGCGGCTTTGCTGACGAAGTACGATCTTCCTGTGACGCCGAGAAATGTTTTTAGTGTTTCTCGTAACGTCTACGTGTATGGGGACGACATCGTAGTTCCCAGTCACGATGCAGATACTGTTCTCGATCACCTACAAAAGTACCACTGTAAGGTGAATGCGTCGAAGACTTTCTATACTGGGAAGTTTAGAGAGTCTTGTGGCGTAGATGCGTATGATGGTGAACTAGTTACACCAGTTTACCTTAGACATCCGCGTCCTGAGAACAGGCGGGAAGCGCAACAGCTCATCTCCTGGGTCTCCACAGCCAATCTCTTTTACAAGAAGGGATACTGGAGGACGGCCACACTCATGTTCAACGAATGTGAGAAGCACTTAGGGCCTCTGCCCTATGTGTCAGAAGAGAGCTCAGCGCTTGGTCGTGTATCTTTATTGGGTTACCGGACCGCCGAGAGGTGGAACCCGGAATTTCAGGCTTTTCAAGTAAGAGCCTGGGTGCCCAGTACAGTCTATAGCAGTGACCATATAGGCGGGTACGCGGCGCTTCAGAAGTGCCTATTGACACTTGAAGGGCGATCGTCCTTTGAGACCGAAGGCACTTCTGCGTTCCTCGATCACACTCCATGGTTTGCACCTGTGGAGGTTGCCGAGGATCACCTTGAGCAATCCGCACGGCGCGGCGCCGTTTCACTAAAACGCCGCTGGGTCCCTAGCACATAGCTAGGGGAACATTGGTGGATCAGTCCACCTGGG